GGCCGGGAGCGCATCAAGGGCAACTACCTCGAAGACTGGGCAGCCAGCCAGCTTGACCGGGTCATCAACCGCCGCTACCGGGATGAGTTGCCGACGCTCTGGACCACCAACCTAACCGAACTGCAACTGACGGAAATCTACGGGGCCGCACTGGTATCCCGGCTCACGGAAGATTCACCGCTGATCTGGCTCGACAAGCTGCCGAGCATGAGGCTGAAATAGCCGGAACATAACCACAACCGGCGTGTAACCACGCCGCCGCTGTGACTACGGTACTGGCCCAGGTCTCAGAGGCGAGACCTGGGAGGCCCGGTAAAAATAAAGGTTCTCTACTTCCCATTTTTCCGCAACATTGTGGTATTTTGGGAAGTTTGGCAGTTTTTTGGGCTACACTGAACCCGCGCAAATCGTTATCGCAGCTTTGAACGGCCCGGCCCGCTGGGAATACTCAGCGCCCATCGAAAACGTGGGGTGATGGCCCAGGGCCTCAACCCCGTCCAGGTGTTTGCGATCCACGCGCACCAACTCTGAACGCACCAAAACCAGAAAGAGGAAACCATGCGAAGCGTAAACAAGGTCACCCTGATGGGCCACGTCGGCAAAGACCCCGAGGTCAAAGCAACCCAGAGCGGTGCAATCATCGCCAACCTGTCACTGGCCACCAGCTACAAGACAGGCGGAAAGGACGGTGGCGAGGCGAAAGAGGTCACCGAGTGGCATCGGCTTGTAGCCTTCAATCGCACCGCTGAGATCATCCGCGATTACGTCAAAAAGGGCGCGCCGCTCTACATCGAGGGCCAACTCCAGACGCGCTCATGGGACAAAGACGGCGAAAAGCGGTACACGACCGAGATTGTCATCCGGGAACTGTCGATGCTGGGCACGAAAGAGCAGGGCGGCAGACAAGAGCAACAGACGGCCAACCACGGCTATGCGGGAGGCCGGGAAGTCTACAGCAACCCGGCGACCGTCAACCCGGAAATCAGCGACGATGACATTCCGTTCTGAGATGTACCTGCGAGCTGTTTTGTAAATGACTTTCGGCCCAGGGAGGGGCTGTCGCGTGATAGCAATGCTCGACACAAGCGAAGACCTAGACGTGTGCGAAGCGGAGATAGGCTGCCCAGTCGAGCAATTGCTCACGCCCCTGACCCGCTTCACACGCCAGCGTGAGGGTTCCTACTTCGGAATCGACAACGGATGTTTCAAGCGGTTCGATGAGTACACCTTCCGCAAATTACTGGAGCGCGAGAAACATGCGCGCCACCTGTGCCGCTTTGTTTGCTGCCCTGATGTAGTTGGGAGCGCGATTCGCACCCTTGAGATATTCGAGCATTGGCGGCACAACCTCTCAGGTTGGCCGGTTGCTCTCGTGGCTCAGGACGGCCAAGAGTCGTTGACGATTCCTTGGCATGACGTTCAGGCGATCTTTATCGGTGGCTCAACCGCTTGGAAGGATGGACCTCACGCGGCGGCTATCGTCAGGACGGCGAAGATTCTCGGGAAGTGGGTCCATGTCGGGCGCATCAACACGCCGGGCCGGTTTGAGAAGTTCGACGCGCTCGGGGCGGATTCAATGGATGGCAGCGGACTGGCGCGGTTCTCGTGGATGCGAGAGCGCATCTGGGACGCTCAGCACAATCCGACTCTTTTCACTGAGGCTGTGGCATGAAACAGAGACAGCGCGGCTTTCGGATGACGCGGGGTGTATTGCGCTATGCGTACCCCTGCCGGGGTCGTCTCCCTGTGCCTTAGCCGCGTTTTCGCGGGCGCTCAGTATGCCGAGCGGGCAGGGCCGGGTCAAGCCGCGACAACCGATTCGCGCAACGTCTTGAAGTATAACCCGCAAAAGTAGCCATTTCGCGAGGGTTGAGGCCCGGAATCAACCCCGAAAAGCCTCTAAAGTGGAACAAAAGGGGAATCCACAAGAGGGCGGGAAAGATGCCACAGCAGGCCAGCGGTCAAAAGATCAGCCGGGCGATGAAGATTCAACAGGCGCTCGAACTCCGGCGAGACGGTCTCGGCTTCTTTGAGATTGGCCGGAAGATGGGCCTGTCGAAATCGCAGGTTCACCGCCTGGTGCTGGCTGGACTCGCAGAGTTAAACAAGACCTTGAAGGAAACCGCTGACGAGGTTCGGCGACTTTCGCTTGAGCGCCTGGACTTCGCCGCGGCTGCTGCAATCTCTCGCATCAGCACCAAGAAAGATATGAACGCCGTTCAGAAGCTGGTGCTTGTCGAAGAGCGGCGCGCCCGGCTGCTCGGCCTCGATGCGCCTCTCAAGACAGCGCAGACCACGCCGGACGGTGACGCATTGCCGCCAGCCCTTGACCTGTCCAAACTCACAGACGAGCAACTGGCGGCGCTGGATGCGATCTATGCCGCTGGTGCGCCGCAACCGACTACCAGGCTTGACGAGGTTTAGGGCGTGGACCTCATCCCCTACGAGGCGGTCAAAGCGGAGATGGCGCGCCGTCGCCTGTCAGAGTTCGTTCGGCAGGCATGGCTGATCATCGAGCCCTCGACGCCGCTGGTCTGGAACTGGCACCTGGACGTTATCTGCGACCACGTTCAAGCGTTGGTTGAAGGCCGTCTCTCAAAGCGCAACCTGATCATCAATGTTCCGCCCGGCTCCATGAAGTCAACAATCCTGTCGGTCTGCCTTCCGCCGTGGATCTGGCTACAGAACCCCGGCGAGGGTCACGACCTCGGCCCAGCATGGCGCGGGGTGTTCGCGTCCGGCAACGGCGAGGTTGCCATCCGTGACAGCATCAAGTGCCGGGACATCCTCGACTCGGCATGGTATCGGCGGGCGTTCGCGCCCAAGTGGTCATTCACCCGAGACCAGAACGCCAAGGGCCACTACAAGAACAGCAACACCGGCTTTCGGCGCGCAATCTCGGCCGGAAGCAAGATCACCGGATCACGCTCACACGCGATCATCGTCGATGACCCGAACGATGCGGCTGAGGCGTACTCGAAGCCAGCGCGTGACGCCATCATCAACTGGTGGGACAATGCAGCCGCAAACCGCCTGGCCAACATGTCTACAGGCGTTCGCTGCATCATCCAGCAGCGGTTGCACGAAGAGGACTTGACCGGCCACATCCTGGCCACCGACCCGGAAGAGTGGGAAGTCCTCATCATCCGTGAGGAGTACGAGCATCCCAAGCCAACAGACCCCGACTGCCGGCCAACGTCGCTCGGGTGGACTGACCCGCGCACGGTCGAGGGTGAGCTATTCTTCCCGGCCCGCTTCCCGCTCAAGGTTCTGGAGTCAGAAAAGCGCCGTCTCGGCTCTGCCGGTTATGCTGGCCAGCACCAGCAGCGCCCGACACCAGCCGCGGGCCTGATCTTCCTGAAAGGCTTCGTTCGGACGTTCGTCCTGGCTGAGACACAGCGCAAGATGGCAGAGCGCGACAATAAGGGCCAGCCGGTCTGGAAGTACAAGCGCATCATCCTCAGCGGTGACACGGCGTTCAAAGAGAAGGAAGAGAACGACTTCAGCGTTGTGCTGGCTGTCGGTGAGCGCGCTGAAGGCTATGATCTGCTGGACCGCTGGAAGGATAAAGCCGGGTATCCCGAACTCAAGCTGCGCGTCAAGGCGCTCAATGCCCAGTGGCGCCCGCAAGCGTTCCTGATCGAAGACAAGGCCAGCGGTCAGAGCCTCTTGCAAGAGCTACGGCTCGAGTCTTCAATCCCCATTGTGCCGATCAAGGTTGACACCGACAAGGTCAGCCGCGCCCATGCCGTCGTTCCCACTTGGGAGGCTGGCAACGTCTTCGTTGACCCGTCCTTGCCGTGGGTTGCCGACTTCCTCGATAACCTTTACGGCTTTCCGAAGATGGCCCATGACGACGACGTGGACGCTTTCACCCAGGCGCTGAACTACCTGCATCACGGTTTTGAGGGTCAAGGAGTCGTAGATTATTACACTCAACTGGCCGCGAAGATGGTTGCAGAGGGAAAAACGGGCTAAACTGTTGCAGATGAGGTACAGTCTGTGGCAGAAAAGACACAACCAGAGCTAGACATCCCCAAGGACATCGCCCGGCGTCTGGACCGCTACGCGGCTGAACTCGGCAAAGAGTACCTCTTCCCCGTTTCACGGCAACAAGCTTGGGAGCGGCTGGCGAGGACATTCCTACCACATGAAGGTACGGCCAATGCCTCCTAAAGCTGCTCCCTTGTCTCACGGCGCTATCGGCGCGGGCGCGAAGTTGCTCCCCATCGAACTCGACATGCTGGCCGCTGCAACCGGCCAAACCCGGCAACAGCTTGACAATGGCTGGTTTTCACCGGGCCAACCGATGGAGCCGCAAGCGCCTGAGTCGGTGCGCGGTCGCCAGTTCGACTTCCCATTTGCCGTCAACACCAGCCCGCGCCCTCGTGGCGAAGCGGGCGAACGCAACATCGACTTTCCCACCTTGCGCCGCATGGCTGACCCTGCACAGGGCGGCTTGGACCTCATCCGGCTTGCTGTCGAGACCTGCAAAGACAAGATGGCCGGTCAGAAGTGGCAGATCATGGGGCGGCATGGCAAAGACGGCGGCGACAAGGCAAAGCGCGTCATGGACCTGCTGGCCGAGCCTGACGGCGTGAACGACTTCCTGTCATGGCAACGGCTGATCTTTGAGGACCATTACGTCATCGACCAGCCCGCCATCTATCTGCGTCCGACAACCAAGGGCATCTTCCTGCCTGAGATCGTTGACGGTGGCACCCTCAAGCGCATCGTCTCTGACCGTGGGCGCGTCCCCTTGCCACCGCTGCCAGCCTACGGGCAAGCCCTCAAGGGCATGGCGGCTGTCGAGTACACCGTTGACGAGATGATCGTCCGGGCCTACAACCTTCGCCCGAATCGCATCTATGGCATGAGCCCGGTTGAGCAGGTCATCAACATCGTCAACCTGTCTCTTCGCCGGC